CGAGGTTGTACCACTGTGCTACTAGGGAATTAGAAATAATTCGCCTAGTCCGGCCTCTCAGAGCATAACTATTGTTATACTCTAGCTCCGACGGCACCCAGAGTCGCTGCAGCAATGTAGCAACTCCATCATGACTCCGCTTCACAGCGGAGGTTGCTAGGGCTCGGTAATAGTATCCTTCGATACCATATCGGGCTCTAGCGGGGCGGGCTTCGTCAAAGTTTCCGACGATGCCGACGTCACCTGCTGAACGCGGGACACAGAGCCGAAGTGGTTCTGGTACCCGCTCCACCAGGTGGCGCCAACAGTCCAAAAAGCGGCTATCGCAACCGTCATAACGACGGTAACGATGAGCCAAATTCCGGACACCATTAGCCAGCCTATAAAGGCTTTCAACATGATGTAACCTCTCTTTGAGGTACAGGGGCTTGCAGTCGAGCCCGGAGTACCAGAACGCTCCGCAGGATTCCCGGTAATAACCGGTATAACAGGATTTCTCCTCGTTAATTTTAAATCCCAGGAACGTACTGAACTCCGAATAGAGTGCAAAATCTGATAACGGCAAGATGACGTCGTCACCATGCACGTAGATCCTCCCTTCGCTACCAGTCATCTCTTGGATGACTTTCGCAGCAGAGTAGAAGATCAAAGACTCGAGCTCGAAGGTGAAGCCATTTCCCATAGAGGAAAACTTCTCCCATCGAAGAATCGAATCATCAGATTGAAGCTTGCCGACCTTGGATCGACACGAATCCAGTAACATATACCACCGGGGAGGTAAGATTTCTCTTACCATCTCGGTAGCAATGGAATCGCTAGCGGACGAAAAATCAGCCGTAGCTAAATCGAGATCGATAGAAGCGCTGCGCGCAAGCTCAGCGTTAATCGATTGACGATTTAGGTCGATACCAAACCGATGAAGACGGCGGCGGATCATTGTGCCAATTGCTTTTTGAAACCAGAGGTTAATCCCCGGTTCAATTGCAATAACACGATCTGCCTTTGAATTCTTCGGTACAGTGACAATTACGTTCCCTACTTGGGGCTCATGCCAGTGCTCCGTCCCGTTGGATTGGGCGGTAAGATGGCTGTGCCACAAGGGGTAGGCTTCTGGAAACCAGGATCCTACAAGGGAGTACAAATCGTGCGTTATCCCACGCTCAGCGTGGAACTTATTGATGCCTGACACCTCTTCACCTTTAATAAGTGTCGAAACGCCAGGACCCCAATTAGCTTCCCTGACAAATTCATCGGCCGTAAAATCGCCAAGAATCTGAGCTATTTTTCGCTTAATTGCATTGAGCAACCAAACGTTGGTCCCTTTGTTGAGGGGATCAAGACCCGGATGCTTGAAGCGATAATTCGTCTGACCACACAAAGTTTCAAATTTTCGAAACTTATCAAAGGCGACCTGTTTCTTATCAAAAGACGTATTTAAAAAGGACGCCTTAGACAAAAAGCTGGTCGCAGTGAAGTCAACTCTGAACCGGTACTTGTTACTATACCAGTCGGGGTTAATATCTAAGGCGGTTAGCTGATCGTGCTCTTTATGCTTATACAAGAGCCAAACAGTTAAAGCCCTAGGTGAACCAAGAGACGATAAAAAGTCAAAGATAGCCGCATCAGTGCTGCTGCGACCTGCACGAAATAGCCGAGCGACTTCTAGAAGCTCGGAACTACGTCTCATCATTGATGACATAGGTACCCTGTACGTTTATTGATTAATAGACGTATTCGAAATCCTGACCAGCCGCGGTAACAACCGCGTTGGCCATGAGGTTCTTAACGTAAGCCAGCAGATCCTTCCGCTGAGCAAGCGTGGAACGCTCGGGGATAACGAACTCGACATTCCCGATCAGATTGTACGCGACGCTCGGTGCCGGCTGGATGCCGGTCGAGGTCGACGGACTAGTCTGTTCGAGAGTCGGAACAGTGACCTTTGCCACGATACGGTAATTGCGGCTGCCTTTGGCAGCAGGTGCTTTCACCGAAAACGAGACCACGGGATAACCAATAGCAATACCACCGCTACGGTCGGCCCAACGTGCAACACCAGCTGCATCGATTGCGATGGGGTTGAAAGTATGGCTGACAGGGGTCGCTTGACCGTCTGCCAGCGTCAATGGGGCGATTGCCGACATTGTATTTACCTCTTAAAGATGGAGAAAAGCAGGGCTAAAGCATTAGCTGCATGAGTGACACTTAACGGGTTTTTAAACGAAGGAGCAACAGCAGCTGGGAAAGAGAACAATTTTGCTCTCTGAACCTTAACTGTTTTAAGCTTCGACGTGTAAAGCTTCGAAAAAGTAGTCTGCTCAGGTAGATATGTGTAGCCACATGCCACGGTGCCATTTCCTTCGAAGACACTAAAGGTGGTTTTAAACCCATCTTTAAAGTCTAACCCAAGGGTAGAATCCCAAGAGTTAATCCAGTTACCGATCGGCATAAACCAGTCGGCAACGAAGGAAAAAGGCAATAATTCCCAAGCCAACGTAGCGGGATTTGTTAATCCCATCTGCGATGCTCGGCGTAACTGAGAACTGCTCACGGTAAACGTACAGCCAATACGTACGGTATACCGAGCTTCTCCGTTAAGAAACGTCTTGTAACTGCCAGAAACATTACTAGCAGTTCCAAGTTCGTTAATAGTTTGAGATAGGGTACGCCGAATAGTTTTCCGGACAGTAACCTTCTGAAACTCGGGTGTATACGATTGTGCCAGATCTTCGGCAGCACCGTAGACGTCGGAAAGTAAGGGTTTCCACCCATACTGTAACTCCAACCACCCACGAGAGACGGATTCAGCTTGATTTCTCGCGAAGCTCTTGTTGAAAGCAGCCCTTCGGCGGCGACCAACTTGAACTCCGAGATGACGAGCAGCCGATGCAATATCACCGTGGCGGAGGTCTTTATAGGATTGATAAATCCTACGAGCAGTGTTACCGAATAAATCGATAGTCTGCTGACGCTCCGCAAAGGCCTGACCATAATTCACATTCTGATCTTTGAGATCAGCGCGTAACTTCTGGGCAGCCGCACTTTCTAGGCGGGATTTGTCATCGTTCGTTATGGGATCATAAGGATATGTGTTTCCTATGGGAGTTAATCCCACATAAGATTCATCCTTATAAAGGTAAGCATGAGGCTGCACGTCTCGACGACGTGTAGTCTCG